GCCGTGATCCGTATCAAGCGTTACACCGCCATTTTTTCCCCAGTTTTTATTGAGCTTTTCACTATGTTTCAGTAAGTTTCTACCACCGATTTCTAGCTGATTAAACTTAGAATGAACGGTTGAGATTTGTAGTGCATGATCTTGCGTTGTTTTCTCTAGATTAGAGATTGCACTTGCGTTTTTCTCATACTCTTTTCTAACGCTAGCTTTAATGCTTTCGCCTTCTTGCTTGATTTGTTCAGCGCGTGTTGTTGCTTCACTATCAATGCGTGAGAGTGCCATTTTTGCTGAATCGGTAGCTTCACTTGCTGTTGCTTGGATCTGCGTGATTTCTTGTGCTAAATCTTTCGCAAGAGTGCTTTTTGTTACTTGTCCTTGAATGTACTCAACAAGCTTTTTGCCTGATTTCTCAGACGTGCCGACGACTGATTTTGTAAATTCCCCAGCATTGCCATTTGCTGTGTCAATCATTCGCACCCAAAAATAGTGTTTTTCATTGACGCCTAGACCGCTGAACAAATACTCGCTCGTAGGGTAAGAAAGAGACACAAGCTTTCTCGCGTTCTCGAATTGATTGTCAGTACTCGTCCATATTTCAATCGCTGAGTTAGGATTAGCAAAAACAGGATTTTTCCACTGCAACAATATGCCAAACACTTTCGATACTGTCGTCAACTCACTCACAGCAAAGCTGATATTGAATGACTTTGTAACCGCATCTGATGTCTGACCTTGTTCGTTCTTCGCACGGATCTCCGCAACATATTCGCCATCAGGTAAACCGATGAACTTGTGATTAGGTGTTGTTAAATCGTCATAAATCTTATAAAAATTACCATCTTTAGATAATTTAATCTGATATTTGACCATTGCGCTGTGCTTGACGACATAGTCAAAACTTAGTGCAACACCGTCACCATTAGCCTGCACGTTAACGTGACTAACTTTATCAAGTCCGGCAGTAGAAAGCGTGGTTTCACGCGGTTCAAACACAGCACCGTTATCCACGATAGCCTCTTTTTGTGGCTCATGTTGAAGTGCGACAATTGTGTATTGACCCTGTTCTTCTTCATTGATCGTCAACGCTCTAAATAACTGCACGTTGATTTCTTGCGTAGTCAAAGACCACACACCAAGCTCAGCTAGTCCTACTGGCTCAGATTCAAGCATAACCTCTTTGCCGTTTTTACTGACAATACGAATATCTTTATGCTTCGCTTCACCGTCAATGTACGTAAGATGGCTGTTTCCGTTGATTTCAATTTCACGATCAAGTGTGACTTTATTACCATTAATATCAAGAACACGACCACCGATGTTAGTATCAGCATAATCACAGTCTGCAACACGAATAATATCGCCCGGGATGTGCATCAGCCCCTCGGCACCAACCGCAAACGTTACTGTTTTTGTTTCTAACCGCTCTGTTTCAAGTATCCATTTCCCCGTTCTAAACGCTTGTCCACGCGACGTGCAAGCAAATGCCGTCACTTTTTTAACGTTTAAGCCGTGACGACGAATTAAATCATCATCAGAAACAACCTCGATCTTTCGTTCATAGCTATCATCCGCGTCGATATACTCGATGTGAATTTCATTATGTCGCGCTTTCTGTGCTGAATATTGATAAGAGAACTCCCCGCTAATTACATTAGCATTTGTGTACGTCCACACAGGATCTGCCGGTCTGTCCATCACGACAGTGAACTCACGACCATTCCAAACAGGCATCGCGCGGAAGATTGAACAGATATCATTAATCACATCGTATGCTTTGCGCTGATCTGTTAACCACGCATTGCAAGTAAATCTTGGCTCTTGTCCACCAAAACCATCTGGCACCATTTGATCGCAGTATTGCGCAGCTTGATATAACGCCCACTTATCAACGTTGAATTCACCTAAACGCCAGCCAAGACCATAGCGTTTATTTGTCATCAAGTCGTATAAAATCCAAGCCGGGTTATTGGTCCATGCGATCTTAAATGTACCGTCCCAAAATCCCGTATAAGTGCGCTCAAATGGATCGTAATTGCTCGGCACTTTCATTTCGATACCGTAAATTTCATAGGTTCGGTTCGGGATTGAACTGAAATATTCCGAATCAAAACGAATGCCAAGAATTGCGGTGTTCGGATACGCAAATTGCGTTTCGATGATTTCAGTGTAGCTCGCCCAAATCGTGTTATTCTGCAAACGCTGTGATTTACTGTCCGCATTCACACGTTCAACTTTAACTTGAAATGGAACCGGTGGCAGGTCGCCAAATTCAACTTGTTTCAAGTATTGAGAGCTGTACTTTCCGCTTATTGATACAAGATGACTTCTTTCACCGATTGTTACTGTAAAATCAACTTTTGAGCCGTAAACATCACCTTTGTCGTTTTGATGAAAAAGCGACTGAACTCCGAGCGTCAACCGTAAACGGCTGACTTTTCTATCCGTGATCGTGCGTGTAATCGGTGTAAGCTTTTTTACTTGTGTACTGACCGCAATCTCTTTTTCAGAAGTGTTAAACCCTTCCATCACTTCTTGATCTTGCGTACCAATGCGCCCTTGCGCTTCAACATTTTTAAAATTATAACTGTCGTCGCTGGCTTGTAGAGGTGTGTTGTTTAAATAAACAGATTTAACACCGTCAACCAAGCCTTTGATCTGACCTTCTGACACAATTTCAACAATTGAAACAAACTGCTTAGATTGTCCGCTTTCCGGTGCCTCGTACGGTGTATGACCGCCCCCACCTTTTCTTCCACCCATAACTTATCCCTTTGAAAACCCGGTATTTTGATTTTTCTCAACGATATTTACATCGAGCGTTTGAACACCTTGCGAAATAACAAGACTGCCACAACGAATCCGACCGTAAGCTAACGGCACCATCCGACCTTGCGCGGCCATGTTTGATAAATTCGAAAACGAAGTGGATTGTTTCTTTTCTTTTTCATTGATTGCTGGCATTTTCGGCTGCGGTGTAAGTAACTGCACAACACCACCAAGAGCAAGTGTAGCTCCCATACCGAATACTGCGCCTTTTGTAATAAGCCCTCCGAATAATCCCGCCCCCGGCACAAATATTGATGCAACCATCAAAGCAGCCCCGAGAATCACACTAAACACGCCTCCCCGTTTAGATCCTTTTAAAACAGGCGTAAAATGAACCGTCATGCCTTCTTTTAGCTTGTAAAAAAGCCCTTTTTCTAGATAGCGGTTATCTATGTATTCTTTTGCGATTCGTACTGTGAAGTAGCCTTTTTGAATAAATTCCCGCAGTTTTGGGATTTGAGAAGTGAGCGCGCGAATGATTTCCGCCGTGTTTTCTGCATCTATTTTGAATGAAGTTCCAAACTGTCTAAGACTGCCGTAAAATTTAACGTTGACCATTCTTTAAATCTCCAAATGCTGTGCGTGTGCTTGAGCCAATACCCGTCATATAGATCGCGCTTAGAAAGCCGTTTTGGGCTGTGATGTAATACTTGCTGATTACCGATATAGATCGCAGCGTGATTTGGCACGTCGGCACCGACTTGCATCAAAATAACATCACCTACCTGCACCCTTTTTTCATCAAAAACACGCTCAAAACCGTGCTTTTCCATGTTATCCAGATACAGATTCTGTCCATTTTCCCACCAGAAGTCGTCACGTTCGAAATCAGGGAAATCAATGCCAGCCAAGCGATAAAAATCGCGGAATAGCGTGTAGCAATCTGTTTTTCCGTGAAGAAAATCGCGCCCGATAAGTGGTGGAATAACGGGGAACTCGTGGACCTCATCATGACAAACAAGCCAGAAATCAAGATTTGAGAACATCTGTGTTTGACGATCCATTGTTGATAAAAGCGGCTTGCCGTCAGGGTGTGAATGAACAAGAGCGACAATGCCGTCGTATTGATTTGCTTTTAAGAAATCATCTGCTGAGATTTCAAAGTGATTCTCTTTATCTTCAGCGATGTTTTCACAAGCGATGAAAATTTTTTCTTGACCGTTAAAAACAACAAAACCGCACATTTCGTACGGCTCACATTGTTTTGCGTAGTCGATTAATATTTGTTTTAGCTTTTCATTCATTTTTTTAACTCAACTTATTAACAGAAACGAATCCGCCGTAATTGCGCGTATTGTTCCTTAACTTGCAACCGCTAATTAAACAACTGCATTTGTCTTTTTTCGGATTTTTTGTGGGTTGATCTTTCTCGTCTGCGACGGGTGGACCGGTATAGCCACATTCCGCAGAACGATACAGCCAACCGCAGTGGATCCCGATTGTGCGAGAGGAAATAAACGCGTTGTCCGTTTCCGTTGGTAACGCAAGCACAAACACGGCAACGTCACGCTTTAATACAGATAACTGCTCAATAATAAAAAAACTAGGTACTTCTTGCATTGGATCTGCTTGTGAATTTCCATCTTTGAAATTTACTGCATCAAGATGTTGTACATAGACCTGTAGTCTGCGCACGATCGCACCAAGACATTGATCAAACCGATTGGCAATTCCCGTCACAAACCCATTGAAGTTCGCGAGCGTTAATTGTGGGCGGTTTGACGGTCCTTTTCCAGACAAAGAAAATCCCGTCGCGTTTGCTCCAAAAGGTTGATAAGTGTTACCTTGCCACACAATGGGGTTGAGCATTTCGTTCGTGCCAGCATAAAAGCGGTATAACTCACCATTCATGCCGTCTTTATCTTTCAGACCGCGCAGATCCACTTCAAACAAGTCGATCATGGCGTTTTGCTCAAGCTTTGAAAGCTCAAGTTTCATTTCTGCGCTGATCATGCGAACACACCTCCTTGCCTAAAGTTATCTTCAATTGTTTCATTAACCACTTGTCTAGATATCTGTCTAATAAGCTCAACGGTAACTTCAATTTGCCCGTCTCTCTCTTTTACATCAGCCTTAGCTTTGACTTGCTCACCGTTATTGATAATATTCACCTTTATATCTGGCTTACCTTGGTTCGAAGTTCCTTTCTGTTGATTAGCTAAGAATTTTTTCAAATCTTGGTTAGTCCGACTATCAACAACACGCTCACCTTTATCAAGCAACCAAGTCCCCTCTCTTGGAATATTATCTATCCCAGAGTGAGCTTGCCCTGAAAGGTTCATTGTTGTTCCTGAAATGGTAGAAACGATACTTGAAGTGGCAGAAATGACACTTGCGATTGCACTTAGATTTTGTGGCCATGGCAAAGCAGAAGCGTTAGCAATACCTTGTTGAATCTTGACAATAGACTCAGCAATAGCAAATGCTTTTGACGCGGCAAACATAGCTTTATAAATACCTGACTGTTTACCTGCCGCTTGACCGATTAACTCTGTCGTGTCCATCAATGCTGAACTCATTGCAGAGAAACTATCAGCGTACATATCAAGCTCTTGGTTCTTTTTATTGAGATTATACTCATCCCAAAGTGCTTTCTGCCTTTCAGACAACTCCTGATCTGACAAAAGCTTCTGCTCATTGAAAGATTTATAAAACGCTAATCTTTCTTGCAACTTGTTCATTTCATCTTGAGCCGGATCATAAGTTCCTTTGAGTCTATCTTCAAAACTCACGGCTTTTTCTTTGGCAACATCAGCTAACTCATAAGCAGAATCCCACCTTGCTTTGTTTGAAACGTATTTTGCGTCATCACTACTAATAGCTCCGCTACTTCTTAATTGCTCAATCTCTTTGAGCTGTTTTTGTAGCTCGTTTCGGATTTTGATTTCTGGCATGTACTTCTCAAGCAGTTTAATTCGCTCTTGAGCTGCTTTCTCACTAATTTGAGTTCTGAGATTCTCATTTTGCCTGTGTGACTCAGTAGATTTATCACCTTGCTCTTTCAGTTTGGATAAGTATCTATCACCAGCTCCGACAAGATAGCTAAATGTTCCATCAATGGCGTCTTTAATATAGTCTTGGCTGAATGCTTCTGTTAGTGCATTACCTAGCCTATCCTTAATATCTTTTTCGGTTTGCGTAATTTCTAGCCTAAAATCACTTAAATCAACTTTCCAGCCAGAGGTATCAACTAAATTTCCATTTCCAAATTTATCAGAAATATAGTTAAGCATCTCAACTGGTGTCTTGAGAAAGTCAATAATTTTATTAATGCCAATTTCAACTATTTTTAGTAATCCATTAATTGCTGATTTACCATAACCAGTCAAAACAGCAGGAAAATTACCCCAAATAATCTTAATAGCATCAAACCCAAAGCTCCACGCGCCAAGAATGCCATTTATTAGTGATTTGAAATAATCAAGTACAACTCCACCAAATGAGATTACAGTATTGACTACACCGCCAAATATATCCCCCAGTGTGTCTGTAGCATCATTCCAAGTGAGGACAAACCAATCTACAACATCACCTACAACAGTTTTAAAATCATCCCACACACCAAGCGCAACATCACCCCATGTTGCGTTCATAGTAGAGGCTCCTACTTCCATACCACTAATAAATTGATCAAACGCATAAGCGGCACCAATAATAGCCACAGTAAGCATTCCAATTGGGTTTGCTAACATTGCTACAGTAGCACCTCTTACCGCTCCAGTTAGACTTCTAAAACCAAACGTAAGCAATCCAACGCCTGCATTAGCAGATTTGAAATTAGAAGCTAGAGAAATAACATTAAATGCTGCATAAGCCGATGTTGCGTAAATAGCCGCCTTGGCAAAGCTGTCGAAATTTAAAGCTAAAGTTGAAACTAACGTTGCTAAACCACCAACAATACCAGTGGAGGTATTAATTTCAGAAACCCATTTTAATACAGAGTTTTGTAGCAAGGTCATTGATTGACCAAAGGTTAGGGGCATTTTCTTAAATGACTCGGAAATCTTTCCAGAAGCACTATTGATTGATTCAAAAAGAATTTTAGAGGTAAGTTTTCCTTCAGAAGCTAACTTTTGAACTTCCGCTCTAGATTTCCCCATATACTCAGCAATCGTATCTAAGATAATTGGTGCTGATTCGGAAATTGACTTAAATTCATCACCTTGTAACCGCCCAGAACCTAATGCTTGAGATAACTGAAATAGAGCCGTCGCTTGTTCTTGCGCACCAACACCACCAACAGCCATTGCTTTGTTAAGTGTTTCGGTAAATCCAAGCACTTGCTTTTGACTATATCCATAATCTTTTAATGCCCTTGAAGAACGAACATAAAGCGTAGTTGTTGCCTCTAAACTTCCTCGTGTTCTCTGCGCGATATCGAATAATTCTGACTTTACTTTTTTGTATTCTTGCGTTGAGCTAGTCACAAATTTAATTTGTGTATTTAACGCAGTCATCTTGTCAGTCATTTGAATAATTGTGCTGATCCCTTGAATACCCAAACCAACAGCAAGAAGTGATTTTAATCTCCCAATTGTTTTAACAAGGCTCTCAACGTGCTTTTCTGTTCTTCCTGCACTGCCTTGTAGCTTTGCGAGGTCTCTATCAGCTTTATCAATACCAGATGATGTTACATTTAGGTGAAGTTTGGCAAAATCTGTCATATCAACCTCATAAATTTTTATGATAAAAAAATCCCTAAAAGCATTAACTCTTAGGGAGCACTATAGTTTATGGGATAAAAAAGACCGCATAAAAATGCGGTCTGATTATCATTTTTTACTAGTTACCTGTTATAAATATTTATCTCGGATTTGTCATCATTCCAAGAACATGCTGCCGTGAACTTCTCCTCTAATCCAAATGAGTTCTTGGCAGTAAAATCCATTCTGACAAGAATACCACCAGTTGGAGTTGATCCAATAGTACGCCCAAAAATGCTCGTTTCAACTGTTGAAGGATGATTAGCTCTAGATTTAATTCCACTGAGGCAAGCTTTGTAATATTTTTCTGAGTCAATATTTTTAAAGGACTCATTAACAGAAAAAACTTTATTTTGGCTCTTTATATCGTCTTCGCTGATATAAAATCTCTCTTTATTCTTGCAATCAACGTAGAAAACGATCTTCTTCTTTGGTTTGCTTTTGGTGTCCGATAAGGCAATATCCACAACCTTATCACATGACCTTGATTTTGCTACAAGCTCACCAGCTAATGGACCAAGATCGTTTATTTTTTTTATCCATTCACTCCCCCAAGCCTTGTATGTCTTAGGATTGTCTTTTTTAGTCATCGCAAAATAAGCATTCTCTATAATTTTGCTTTTAAAATCATCTTTGCTTTGCTCAATTTTTTGCTTATTTTCAGTGTTATTAACAACTTCTTTCTCTTCTTTAGTATTCTTGCTCAGTGAAACTAAAAAACCAAAAATAGCAGGAAATACAAATAAAATGATAAATATCCACTTCAATAGTTTTTTCATATCCACTCCTTTTCTTTAATTCTATTCATTTTATAAAAAAGAAGGAGTTTTTTCTATGAAAAACCACCAATTTAAGCAATAACTTCTTTAAACTCCGCAGACAGTGTAAAAAAACCCGTTCTGTGAGATATACTCCATTCTTCACACTTAAACTTTCCTTGAATAATTGAATTATAAGGTGTCCAAAGGAAAGCTTTTACCGCTCCATGATCGTCAAGAAATTGATCGATCTCGTTAATCAACTCTTCTCTTCCTACAAAGGAAACAGAGTAAGTTCGAAGTTTGTTATTTATACCTTTAGGTATGCGCTGTTCATAACCATCACCAAAACTGAGTACATTTACCGATGGTTTTTTTTGCACTTCCATACCCCACTGAGGCGCATATTCAAATACTCTCATTTGTTCACCATTAAAAAGCCAAGACTAATTATCTTGGCTTATGTTTCACTTTGTGTATTTAAATAAACCATATCAATCTGCTTAATAACATGAACCTCCCAAGCGGTTAAGCTAACCTTAGTGAGGTAAGACCAAGCATATATATCTGAGTATGAAATAGGATTTGCTACATTTCCATACTGCCTAGACAATGTAAGCTCGTTAAAGTATTCAACCAGATAAATCAGCTCTTCTGGTGGCTCTGGCGTATTTAATTCATCAGGTTTAACACCAGTTTGCTCCCAGACCACGTGCAGGTGTTCTCTTACAGTAGATTGGCTATTTTTGATAATTTTATTTAACTTGAACTCTTCTCGAACGTGATCGATTAATTTTTCGATCCGCTCTTTAGAAAGTTTCCCAAGTCATCTGAATGTTCAACGATTTGGGAACATAACCAAGGACACTTGTTTAGAAGTTTTTCAATGTTTTCTTCTGTGCAATCTAATTTTTTACCTTCCCATTCGATATTTTCCCAGCCAGCAACACGAACAATTGCACTTTTAATGCTTTCTTTCTCAATATCATCAAGCTCTTTAATTTTTGGGCGGCGTAAACGTTGATTTTCCAACTCTTCTTTCTGCATTCTTCGATAAAGATTAGAAGCATACTGACGAACAGCGTTACTGGATGATGAATACACATCAATAAATGCGCCAGTTCCCTCGTTTGTGACAGGGTGTAATACTTCAAAACGGTAGGTTTCTTCTGAAGCTTTGCGAATGTCTAATGTGGATAAATCCATATTTCATGTCCTCTATTTCTGTGGAATAAAAAAAGCCACTCTCATGGAGTGGCTTGTGTTGATTTGTATTAATTAGGCTAAAGTATCTTGAATGATGATCGTCGTAGGTTTCTTCAGGGAATCGTCGATCCGGCTTGCGCTATCATAAACGGCTGGGAATGCGCTGAAATTACAGGTTTGCATCAATAATTTCTCACCGTCATCAATATCAATGGAGGTCGCCTTGATTCCGGGGAGAATAATACTCATGTAATCAGCATTAGTAGCGTCACCTGCATCTAGCCGCAAGGCTAAAGAAAGATTTTCACTAGTTCTAACAGCGTCGATCATCTTCTTGTCTTGGAAGTACATCGTAAATGAGCCATCAACTTTAACCGTTCCAATGAACACATCAGGGGCGTATTTAGCGCCTAGAACAGGCTCACTGGAGGCGTTTAGGTCAATATCCAACTTAAACCCTGTTACTAACGCTGCGGTTTTCTTATTGAGCATTAAGCGCCCATTTACACCCGCTAATTTTTCAGACTGAATTTGTGGTGTCGGATTTGTGTAATAGGCTGTTGCGGACTCTTCACCGCGCTGTCCAAGAAATGTTGTGGTAATTGATGCAATTCCGTTAGGTTGAACATCAATACTGATTTTTGATACCCGGCAACCTAAATACACGCGACTAATACTGACGTCTTGGAAAAAATCTTCAATACAGAACGATTCAGTTGCGTGACCAGATTCAGGTACTACGAGGATTTTCCCATTCTTCTCGTTATTGCCATCGGTTGTTTTTTTAATAATTGGTGCCTTTGCCTCCAGTGTCCAAGCACCACGGAGTGCGGCTGCTAAAAAAGCAGACCATTGACCGCAAGCAAGCTCACCTTTGATGTCGCCCTCTACTTTCTCAAAACCAACAACTGTAGGTGCGCGCTGTAAATCTGTGCGGATTTCTTTACTTGAGAAACTCTCAAAGTTAGTATTCAGGGAGATTTCTGTTCGAGTAAGAATCTTTCCTGTTGTTGCGGTGGGTTTTGTGCCAAATGTTTTCTCCTTGGAGAAAACAACCTTGCGTTTAACCCCTTGTGCGTTTGTTGCCATGTTGTTCCTCCTTTAGAGTTCATAGGCAGTAAAATTAATAGTTACTGGTAGCGCAAGAATGTTGTCATTCAGATAAGTGCCACCTATTTGTGGTGGCGAGTGGATAACCACTTGAACACCTTTTTTAGCAAAAGATTTACCATAAAAATGCTGTCTTATTTGCGATGCTTTTTCTTCAATCTCAGCCGTTCCTTTTCCTGAAGAGTAATACAATGTGACTTGTAAGAACCCTGTTTCTTGCGCCTTAGGCTTATCGCTAATTGCACCTGTTAGCGTACTTGAGATATTTAGAAACACACTTTGATAAGGTAGGTTTAATACATTTTCTACACCTTCCCATGCAGTTTCTATATCACTTATTTTTGCTAAATGACTTTGAAGTATTGCCCTGATTTTCGCTTTCATTAGTAGAATTTCCCTAGATTGCTTCTAAGCCAAGCTTGCATTTCTTGAACAGTAATTCTCACCATTCCTTGGGGGGCTTGTGTGGAGAAACCATTCTCAGTTTTTATTCCTCCGGGTTTAGGATATAAACCATATTCAATAACAGGCGCGTATGGTTTATCTGTGGCAATGATAATAGTGTCACCAAACTTGGCAGTATTAAGCGCAGAAGTATCGCCATTATAATTCTGCGGCATTCCATTAACACTTACAGTCCAGCTCGCCCTTAACTGCCCCGTATCTACTGGTGTTTTCTGTTTTACTTTTTCATACGTTTCAATCCCAACTTTTCTCAGAACAAGATCTGCTTTATTGCCGAGCTTTTCTCTGAATTTTGCTATATCAATAACAAAACTTCCCATATTAACCACCCAATCGCCTTGCTTGACATTGGTAAATGATGACGGTGTTAGATGGCTTAATTGGCTGAAATTTAACAATAAGCCACGTTTCACCATTCACTACAACATGTGAATTTAATTCTGGCTTAGCTTCCGCCGTAAGGTAAATCAAAACATCGCCTTGTTTAACCATGCTGGCGCCACTATCGCCACGGTATGATGGAAAATCGTAAGCAAGATTATCGAAAATACAGAAAGCTTTGTTTTCCACTGCCTGAACAGTATTAACACTTCCTGTTTCTGGATCGTACTCACCTTTTTTTTCAATTCTCACTACACACGGAGAACCAAATTTTTTGATGAGTGATGATGAAATGTTTTTTAGCCTACCGTACATATCACCCTCTTAACATTCTAGCCTTGCCGCCACCTTGGCTTTTATCCAAATAGGTATCAAGAATGCCCTTTACATATTCAAAGCGGTTACTTGCGTTACCAGATGCTAGGTTTTTCTCGAAATTCACCGAAAGAGGACCAACACGAACGCTAGACATTTCACTATCTGGATTTTCATTCAGATTCTCGTAAAGAGCTAACTCAAATACGGCGTATTTGACCGAAGTTGGAATACCTTTACTATCAGTCCCACCAGTATTAGTGCGAGGAAATGCTCGAGGTTGTGTTGGATCTACTTTTCTACCAAGAAAGCGATAATTGAAGTCTAAGAAATCCGATGCACTCACTAAACGCCTTGCTTTCGTTTCGTCATCAAGCTCTTGCCATGCAAATGCACTGTTTCTGTGGGCGTGATATTTATTAGCTTCTTCCAAAGTGACGTAGGAGTCATTAGGGATTATTAAATCCATATTTCCCCCTTTACTTTTAACTTTCTTCGCTAAGTAAGGCAATCAAGTCATCTTTCTTGGCTTTAGGATCGAAATCAATTCCTTTTTCAGTTAGCATTGCTTTTAACTCATCTACTTTCAAAGCAGACAAGCCTTTATCATCTTTTTTGGTTTCTTCTGGTCCTAAAACGACCCACCCTAGAGATTCATGCTCAGAAAGCGTGCTTTGATGTACTACTAGCTGCTCATTTTGTTTCTCAATTCTAAAAAACATAATCTTTCTCCATAAAAAAAGCGCTCCTTTCGGAACGCTCTTTATGTTGTTTCAGGTTAACCCGCTAAAATTGCCAAGTGGCGAGAATTAATAACTTTCGCGCCCCAAGTCATACCAATTTCAAACTTAACTTGGCGGTATTGACGGTAAACGCGAACCTCAAACACTAATCCAGTAACTGGATCGGTTAAGAACATAACGTCTTCCGCGCTATCACCACCAGTTGGTTGCGCTGGCGCACGTGTTGCAAGCACAATAGCGTTACGGTCAAAGGCAAAGTTAGGTGTAAAGTCGCCAAATGATGTAATGGTTTCACTACCAGACATCGAAGTGACAATACCCGGTGCGTTGATTTTCAATTTGCCCGCACCGTTACCTAAATCTTCTGCCACGGTGTAGATGTTGTTTTTATCATTGTTTAGATAAATCAAATCACCCGCTTTGAAATCACCTGTTCCAGACTGTAATGCAAGTTCACGCAATCCCGTTGCCGCACCACCATTTAAGGTTTTGGAGGCAGCATTACCTTGTTTATGCATTGAGATACCAGCAGAGTTACGAAGGGCAAAGCCTTGCACTCGATCTGTGTAGCCATCACGTAGCATATCTGCGCTACCTGCCTCATTCACTTTGAATAAAACAGACTGCACACCACGCAAGTTAGCCATTGCACCAGAGTTGACGACTAATTGACGATCCACGATAGGACAGCCGTTGTCATCAAGAATACGGGCAACACCAGCGAAGTCAGATAAATTACCCGCTGTACCAAATGGTGTCTTGCCATACTCACCATAGGCACGAGAGGCACCAATCAACGCTTTGCTTGCGACATCGCGCTCAATCGTATTAACAAGCTTGCGCATACCATCAGCAAACTGATCAGCTAATACGCCATTAAAAACACCAGCGTTACTTACACGTTTCTCATCTTCACCAGTCCAAACGATAGGAGCGGCTTTTGAGTGCTCCATCTTAATTTTGACTGATTCAGGAGTGGTACCGCCTGAATTTTTAGGTTGTTGACCCGGTGAAATATCTTCAAGCTCACCCGCACTTGCGATTGGTACAGTCACTTCATCACCTAAAGCTGCACGCTCTGCTGTTGAGTTACGGTTAACCGCTGGGATGAATCCAACCATCTCACGAGAAACGGTATTTAACGCAGCATAAAGAGATGGTGCGATTGCTGTTAAAGTATTTTGTTCTGCCATTTCTGACCTCTTTTAATTTAGTTAGTTAATGTAATTCCATCCTGCATAGTCTTCATTCGTTCAGCAGGAGAGAGTTTTTCGAATTGAGCGCGAGACATTGTTTTCGCTCCATTTTGGCTGCCATTAGAAGATCCACCGCCTTGCGATGCTGGGAACCAGTGAGGTGCCTTTTCTTTCATGCTTTCGAACCATTCTTTCAGTGTCAATGGTTTACCATCACCACCAAAAGTATTTTCATCAATTGGAACAACGAGTCCGTCATCAAGCTTAAACGTGAGCTTAGCTCTTAATACAGCATCGTCAGCACCAAAGGTAACACCTGCTTTGGTTGCCTCACTACGGATAGCGTTTTCAAGAACCAATCCAGAATAGCGATCTAAGCTTGCTTGCAGCTTATTCATTTCTTCTTGATGTTTCGCATTGAGTGCGTCGATTTCACGCTGTTTTGCTTCGTTTACCTTGCTTACTCGAGCTTCAATGACTTCTTTATACTTGCCCTCAGCAATTTTTTTCATTTCCTCATCATTCTCGAATTGAGTCATGAGATTTTTAATGGTTTCCGGGTCTAAGCCGTCGAATTTAGCTAACTTCTCTTTCAAATCTTTCTGAGCGCCTAGCAATTCAGAATTCTTTGTTTTAAGTCCAGCGACTTCTTTTGCGACTGCTTCGCTAATGGCTTTATCAAGATCGGCTTGTGTATATTTCGCCTCACTAGCACCGCTACCACCAGCACCGCCGCCAGCTTCATCAGGATTGCCATTAAGCTTTTGTGAGAATTTGCCTAAATTCATAAATGTGTACATAAAAGATCACCTCGTGATATGTTGTTGATGTGCCTAGCACGTTAAAATCGCCATTCCTTGAATGACGGGTATAAAAAACCACCTCGTGTTTCCACTAAGGCGGTCGTTGTTTTCTGTTTTAAATCTGTTAGTGCATTTTTAATTCACTATTTTCATAGCGATCGCGCTGATCCATTGCGTGGTGGATGCAAATATCAGCACTTTCAAGAACAATTGGCTTACACCAACAATTTTCGCTATGTTCATGCTCTCTTAAGTCGTTTATTGGATAAACATGGATTAATTCACTGTTCATATTTTCCTTTTATTTGGTAATAAAAAACCTAGCGCTAGGCTAGGTTTGTAAAAATTGTTTAGCTTGTTGATATTTTCTCTGTCGAGATAAATCCTTTTCTGTTATTTTTGGTAAACGACTTAAATCCATATTATGAGTGAGATCAGCTATTTTAACTTTTCTTGCTATATCATTCGATTTTACTCGTTGCAAATAGCCATGATAATCCTCACCATCTCGTTTCGTTATCGCATCTATAGCTTCGGAAATGTGTTCACCAAACAGGTGTTTAACGTCAGTTATTGTAGTTTCGGTATCTTCCACGCTGTCATGCAACCAAGCCGCAGCAATAACATCATCGTGCTCACCTGTAAGCATTTCAGCAACAAAAGATAAGTGACAAATATAAGGACTTCCAGCCTTATCAAATTGATTAGCATGTATCTGCTCTGCAAATAATTTTGCTTTATCACTTATGCTTATCAATCCATGCATTTGCCATTTCCTCCGATATTTGCTCGAAATCAACAAAATCACTTGCTAAAATTTTGTCGCCCCAATAAAACGCATCAGAATTATCCCAAGCATTTTTTTTTAAATCAAACTTGGCAAACGTTAAATAGTCGTATGCTTCACCTCTCACAAGCAATTGATTATTTGACTTTGGGAAAACAAGATAATATTCCATCGCTAATTCCTGATCTTTCCTATATTGACAGGGGTTTCAAGTTGATTACTTAAATCCTTCATCTTCTCGTTAAGTCTTTTAAGCTCTTCGGATGAAATATTAAGAATCCTTGCTTTTTCATATAACTCATGCAATTTTCCATTCTTCAACTCAAAGCTTTGTCTGGTGTGGTACTGCATTTCAAACTTAACGCCATCTTTTTCAACGATCGTATTAATACCTTTATATACAGCACCTTTTCGCCAAGTATTTTTAACTCTGGTTACATTATAACCTTTTTCAGTAAGAATTTCCTGCATTCGAAAATAATTTTGCGTGAAATTCTTGCTCTCAAAAATTGTGGTATAACGCACAATATCAGTTATTTTACTTAGCGACTCTCCTTCTGTTATTCCGGTTTTAATAATATCCGTTTGAACTTTGCGCGTGATGGAATCAATGCTTTTCAAGCGATAATCTAACCCATCTAAATAGCCATTAGATTGCTTAACGATGGATAACATATCATTTGTAAATGCCGGCTCTAATTCACTTGCGCGTTTATAAACAGCATTTACGGCACTCTCAACACCGCCTAATTTAAACTGCTCTCTAAGTTCTTTGAGTGTCAAGGGGCGCCCAGACTGATCTAGCATATCCCGAAAAGTGATAACACCATTTCGCCATAAATCAGCCTTACCCTTGCCTAAGATTTCATCTTGTTGCGCCTTAGTTTTGTTTTTAAGCCAATCTTCATAAGTGATGTTAGCTTTTACCTGTCCATCCATGCTGGCTCTAGTGCTTTCTGGAATTTCATCGACATCAAAGCCTAACTCTCGCCAAGATTTCATAATTAGACGCAAGGTTGATCTGCAATTTGGATGTAATGGAGGTCTTTGGTATGGCACCTTGTGATCACCAACTGGCTTTTGGTTTAAATCCCACACTAAACCATCTCTAGCACGACAAACTTCTGACGTTCTCGTGTCAAGAGTGCTTATGTGTTGCTCGCCTTTGATGATATCCATGTTTTCATCACGCAAAAGCTTGTGAGCTTCGTCGTTAACCTTCATTACTGCCGTTCTAACTAATGTTTCAGCAGAACGACGTGAATGCACCATAAGCTCATTTACTTCTGTGATGATTCTGCTTGTTGCTTTACCGTCCAAAATACCCTGTCTAATTAGCCCAGAGAACTTAAAACTTAAATCGCCTCCCTGCTTATCGAACCAATCAGACAAAGGTGAACCGGCGACGATTTGAGCGGTTTTATTGGCTTTTAACTTATAGTCCGGCACCTTGTTGAATAAATCGAATTTTACGGACTGGTTGTATATTTCCATCATTGCCAAAGCTTCAATTGGTAAAAGGCTTTGCAACTCACCATCTGTAAAACTATACATTTCAACGTAGTAACTCTTGATAAGTTCTTTTATCTCACCAAGTAACTTTGCTACATCTCTTTTACTTGCATTTTCCAACCCAACAGCAGAAATACGGCTCAACATCTGTTTTTGAAGTTTATTGAGCCGTTTTACGATTTCTCGTCTTAGTGAGGCGTCATAACGAAAGAGTAAGATTTTATGATCTGTGAGCAGATGTTCTATTTGCTCATCAATACTCATTGTTTTCTCCATGGAAATTTCCACTCATACTTTCGACTTCTAGTCTAGCTTGCTCATCTTCCCAACTAGCATGATCAGATAGCAAACCTCTGCGTTTTGCCTCCTCAAATGTTGTTTGGGTGGAAATGACTCCAGCCGAATTCAGTTTAATAACCATATCCAATGAGGCGTTAGGATCGATTTCGCTATCAATGTTTCCGCTTATCTCAACATTGCCTACGTTCTCAATACCAAGCCAGAAACCTACATATTCAAGCGCTAAATCAAGTGCGTCTTCGAATTTGTTGGCATAAAGTCTTAATTGACTAATTTCTTTTCCTTGCTCATCTCTTGCTTGACTTTCAGTCATGGCGATAATGTTTTTGATAAGAAGTTTTGCCCCAGCCACCAACATCTGAGATTCAAGCTCTTTAATTGATTCTTTCCCGGCACCTATTGCATTACCTGAATGTTCAACATAGAAAAGACTACCTTCTCTTGGCAGATCAATTACGGAACCCCCAATTTGAAACTGCTCCCCCTCAACCGCTCCAGTTCTAGCAAGGATTGGAACTCTTGCAACACTAACAATGTTGTCTTGGTCTGATTGGGATTGCCAGTGTTTAATATTTAAATGGGCTAACTCCAACAATGGAGGTCTTCCAATGCCAAAGTGATCACTCTGTTTTGTAATAAAAGGTACGATAGGAATAAAATCAAGAGCTTTGCCTAAATGCTTAAGCTCAACCTCAGCGTGCAAGTAATAATCGTTATCTCCATCTTTCGCATTTTCAATTTTTCTGAATTTTCGAACTATTCCTCGCTCATACACATTGATCTGCTCAATCTGTTTTAACCCAAATTCTCCATTCTCTTCATCAATGAACTCACGGTATCTAAATTGAGTAAATACACGTTTACCGTTAATTCTGGCTGTTTTAAAACCCAAAACTGAGGATGGATGAATGTGAACTAAATAAGGTCTAGCCCCCATAGCCTTTTCTTCTGCTAGTGTTTTGGCATCGTTTGTAACTGGGTAATCGACCAGAACATAACTAACACCATAGGCTAATCCTGCGTGAAACCAACTGGATGCAAACACGTCAAGGTTATTCCCTTCCATGTCAACGTCCGGGAGTATTTCACTAGCAAGCTTATTGTTGATCTTTGTGATATTAATCGGGGTAAAAAAAACTCTCCCGTTCATTTGGGAGAGTGTTTCTTCTAAAGCTGGATAAAGTGTTGTTCGTTCTAGCCTATTTTTGTAAGTATCCTCGTCTTCTAATGGGAACTTCGGTAAATAGGTTTTGCTAACTTCTCTCATTCGCTCTGTTCCACCTAACAAGTCATCTATAATGCGAACACGCGAATGCAATTTCGCCATTTCTGGCGAAGTATCAGATACTTTAAACATATAAAATCCTTAGCGTAGATTTAGTGATGACTGTCTAGAAGTTGGCTTGATAATTGGCATGTGGTGATTGATAAAATAACCGGCTGCGTCATTTAAATGATCGAATCCACCATGTTTATCAGGCATACCATTTGTGTCATAGGCTTGCTGTTCTAAACATTCTGTATAGGATGGGCATTTATTTGTGTTCACAAAATAACGTCTTTCGCCATTCATGTTACAAAATGCCGCATTAACGGATAAAACACGATCTCGCACATAAGGATTTTGCGTTCCAACTCTAATAACAAAACCATGCTTGCGAAGAATACTTAAGTCAGATTCTGAGGCGTTCTTACTGGTCGTATTTTGCCCTGAGGCATCAGGATAGATGATAACTTGGTGATTTGGGTATTTATCTAAAAGAATTTTTGCCATTTCAGGCGTATCTCTTACACCTTTCAACTCATCTACCGCGTAAATATAATTACCACGTACAACATGAACAACTGCACTCATATTCATGACGTTAAAGTCCATGCCAATATGAAGCGGCTCATAAAGATCCATTACGACATCACTATGGCTCAGCAAGCGATCAAAGTTCACATAAACAGTACCGCTATTTAAGTTAACAAATTGACCGTTTAGATATGCGTCAATAAGCTGTGGCGGATATGATTGTCTTAGTGATTCTATGTAATCATCTGGCAGATTCGCCTCGTTGTCGTAAGTGCTAGCTTGGATTATTCCGTAAAGCGCTTTAAGTTCTGGTTTTTCTCTGATTTCTTTTACGAACTGTTGATAGACAAACTTAAAACCCTCTGGGGTGGTAGTTACATCCACACCATTGCGCAATCCATCAATTTTATAACGCATACGGGCGATGATTTTACGCCATGCAATCTGCGCCTTAGCTGTTGGCATTACATCAAGTTCGTCACATAAAGCTTGACCAATCTTAAAACCGACAATACTTGAGGGGTTATCCATGGAACGACAGATAATTGTGCCGTAATAGTATTTACCTCTGTAAACGTGAACTTCTTTGTTTGAAGCTTTAATATCAACACTAAATCCCCAATCGTAAGCCACTTCTTCAATTGTGGGATAGAAAATATCTCTAATCTGCCCAAATGTTGGAGCAAAGTATCCCGCATTGACTTTAGGGAGCTCTGCGAAATGTTTCATGAGCGCGCCACATCCAACCCATGTTTTTCCAGAGCCGAAACCTGCAACATAAGCTCTGAATTTATTATTCATACTTAGGAATTTTGCTTGAGGTATATTTAACTTAGGCATTATTAACTTTTCCTTGCGTCTATAACCTCAACAACAATTGACTTAACCTCTTCACTCTCACCGCCAGACTTCATTGCGTTAAGCTCTATTCTTTTTCTCTCATTATCAAGTTGAGTACTAATGAGCGCATTTCTTTGAGAAATGAGAGATTGAAGCCTTGCTGTAGTTTGATTAATAAGTGAGGTGTAATCTTTTTTTATATACTGCTTTGTTTCAATGAGATCTTCTTCCTCACCTTCGCCAGCGGTAATCGGTAAGCCTCCAACAACTGGTGTTTGTGTTGTTCTTGTTTTTAATTCTAGATTATCCTCTTGTTCCCGTTCTTCTTTTAAAAGACGGTACAAGCGGACTCTATAAACTTTTATCTCTTGATCTAAATTATCAAGTTCGACCTGTTCTGCTATTTCTAATTCTTCATCGGTCATAAACTTAGAATAAATCGCACCGGGTTTGGCGGAGTTTTTATTTCCTTCCGGTGCGCCTGTTGATTTTCCACCATGAAGACGGCAACGCCCATTTGCCATTGCCGCATTCTGGCATTCTTTACCGCTGCGAGTTTTTGCCCCGCACAAATGCTTTGCTTTTGGTAATGGCATAGTTAATTACTCATTTACATGGGGTTGTTTTTAAAATTAAGAACCAGATGAGCGAGAACCACTGGAATTTGCTGCACGACGACCTCCGAAAAAGTTTCGTACAGCTCCTGCCGCTCGACTTAAAAAGCCACGCATAAAAAGCCTCCTTTAACTTCCACTTGATCTAGCACCGCTAGGGCTAGATGCTCTTCTACCTGATGAGCCTACATACATAATCCCACCACCATTTGCTAACGTTAAAAATCGACGCATAACAATCTCCATATAACAAAAAACCCCAATCATTTCTGATTGAGGTCATTTTGAGAACTGCCAATTTTTAATCTTCGACAAACTCTAAATAGCTTTTGTCAATTTTACCTTCTGTTCGGTATGGAACCTTCGCTTCTGGCAATTTAATACCTAGCTTTTTGGCAACCACTTGACCATCTAGGTACTTGTCGCCATGTTCAAACAATTCCATAGCTCTCAAGAAGAACTCTTTCTGCTCTCTCGTTTGAAAGCAGACTGCAAACCAGTATTCAGAATCTGTTGCTAACTCAAAGCGATTATTTTCACGCTTGATTGCATTTCTGAATTCTTCTGATACTGCATTTAAATCATTTCTGCTATCGACCTCCGGATCGCCTGTTGGCTCGGGCATCTCAATAGCTTTTTCTTTTCTTTTGCTTGCTTTAACTTTGTGAATAATCTTTTGAGCTTTGATTTTAGCTTGCTCTTTTAAAGATTTTTTATCAATGCTTGCCATTTGCGCACTCCCATCTAAAAATTTCTAAATCTGCCATTGGATATAAATCAAGGATTTTTTGATAATCGCTCGGATAATGTTTTTTAATGAGATATAAGAAACGCAAATCAATCCCATCAAATGATCGACCGAAAATTTTGTAATCTTTCGATAACTTCACATTGTGCTTTCTGAAGCAATCAATTAAATCCTGTTTTTTCCAATCCCACACCGGATGATACTTCAACTGATTAAATGAAATACTGCCATGCGTGTTGATAGCAATTCTTCGCATTGGGCTATCCGCTGCTCTCACACCATCCGCAACTAATGTATCTTTTGGTAAACCGAACTTGTGGCACATTACCTTTTGAATATCGAGATAATCGAAATTAGGCAAGCCGGCATCTTCAATAATACGAAGATTTTGTGGGGGCTGAAATACAAAATTATTCAATAATCTATGAACGCTCGGATGTGGCAATTGTGTTATCTTCACACCGAAAAATTTCTCATAATGCGCAACTTGCTCATTGACGAACTCAAGATCCGGGACTAAATACAAATAATACGGAATCACTTCATCGAAGTGATCACGAATTGCAAGCCAAGCCGCAATCGCATCTTTCCCGCACGAGAACGCAAGCAATGTTTTTCTTTGCTTTTTGGCTACAAATTCAATTGTTTTTTGACCTGACATTGCTGCCATTTTGATCTCCTTTTTATCTAACATGACTAAAATATACCAAAATATATTGACAATGGCAACATATTTTTATAATATTTTCACATCAGCTAAGGCTAGATATTCACACTCTGATTAATAAATAAGGAAATCAAGATGAACATTGCAGAAATTATTTTAGAACAACTCGGCGGCAATAAATTTTTAATCATGACTGGCGCTAAAAATCTTGTTAACACCGGAAATGGCTTAGCATTTTCTTTACCGGCAAATTTTGCTAAAGAAAAAATAAATCATGTTCATATTGCTCTCACAAAAGAGGATTTATATGATGTTACTTATTCAAACCGTCGTGGTATTAGTTTTAAAGAAATTACAAAATCAGAAGCTATATATTGTGATATGCTAGAAGCAGATTTCACAGAAACAACCGGGTTAAGTTTAAGAATATGAAGCCAAACGCAGAAGAATACTATAATCCTAGCCGTGAATACCTATCACGGCTTATTAATGCTCTCAAAGAAAAACGCTATTCTATGACTGAAATAAGCCGTAGGATTGGCGTTTCTAGAGGGACTATTTACAATCATCTTAGAGATGAATCAGATCCTCGTTATAGACCGCACCCATATACACTGCAATTCGCATTAGAAAAATTGCTTGGTGAGGATAAAAGTAATATTTAAATCACATTTTTTAGATATTTTCTCGGGATTTTTCGATACTACCCAAAAGCAATAGTCAAAAAATGTAATATATAATTTACAAAAAAATGACCGCACTTTTTAGAATGCGGTCATTTTTATTGGTTAAAGTGAAAATACTGTTTTTCCTTGTTCGTTCGTCACATAAATATGATCGTTGGGGTAAACAAACGTAATCTCACTGCCGCACATTTCTTTAACCTCACGGTTATCAAGTGAATTAACAAGCACACCAATAACTTCACCTTCTGGAGCAATATTACGATGCCAACAATCAAGCTCTTCTTCTTCGTAAACTTCTGTCATTTCAGGATTACGATAGCTTGCTGGTGTCCATTCAATACAAGAAGGATCCGCAACCTTGCACTGCGCAGCAAGTTTTAACGCCAATTTAAAGTTATCTGAACCCGGTTTATGAAAAACAAAGTGCTCGGCTTCTCTGATATGAACAACACCGTCAATTTCTGTTTTAATCGTTAACATTTAATTTCCTTTTTCTGTTTCTGTTGCTAAGAAAAAAGGCGACCTAAGTCGCCCTGATATCAAATGCCACCGCCTAAGGTTTCGATGGCACTCAATTCTTTTTTAAACTTAATCTATGACATTCCAATCTTCAGCAAGTACATCAGTTTGGCTTGCTAACCAAGGCACCAACTTGTTATCTGCTGTTTTCATGTAAATTGCATCCAATACTGGTAAGTTTGTTTCTGGTCGTTCAGAGTTACCATAATGTTCAGCAACAGCTTGCGTTATAGCACCTCCTTTAACAATAAACAGAAACATCCCCTTACCATTCCAACCTGCGCGAGAAACTTTTTTACCTTTTTTAAGTAAATTAAGCGCGTATCCAAAATTAAAAGGGGTTTGATTCTTTATGTCTTCCGGGTAATGCGCAGATTTTTCATCGTACAACTTAGTTTTAAGCATATACCCTTCCAACTGCCACAATTTTTCAAAGGCATTTTCATAAGCAATATTTTCGCCAATTTCTTGGTTGTAGCTAGCTGGATCAACGCAAGCAGATTCACCAGTCACGGTAAAGCCATTTCGTAGAGTTAATACACAAACTGTTAATGTTTCAGTTAGTCGGTGGAATTTTTTATCAACAATAATTGATTCCAAGTGTTCTTTAGTTACACGGTTTTCCATTTTTTTCCCTAATATTAGTTTTGTGCGTTTTCTGTTTGCCACTCCCTTATCTTATCTACACGATTAAGACATACGTCACGCTCACGTTTGAGTATTACCGCATATTTAGATACATCACCATATGTTTGACCGTTGAATGTAGTTCTATCTAAGTGAGCTAATAGCGCTGCTGGAATTGCAGGGCATACTTTCGCTACGGGTTTACTGGCGCAAGAAGTCAACAATAGAACGAGGAGCGCTAGCATTGTAAGCGTCAGCACTCTTTTCATCATGTGAAATAGAATTGATTGCTTCATCTGATTTACTCCGTGATTCACTCTCTAATCTACTGATTTCAAGCGTGAGCTGCCTGTTGATTTCTTCTTGCTGTTTAAGTGATTTTATACTTTCACTTTGCTGTGAAATGATTTGGGCTTGAGTAGTGTTTTTGGCTTTTAAGTTAGAAATAGATTGGAACTGGAACCACAACGCGACACACAAGCCCAAAATTACGACGATCAAGATTTGTGTAAGTCGGCTAAACATAGCTCACGTTCCTTTTGTCTGCGGATTTCAAGTCCACGTAATACTTTACCGTTAGCGTATTTCCAGCGTGGAAATTGATCGCACATTGCTTGAATATCACCATTTTTAGCGTGCTTAAACAATGTAGAATGCTTAAGCTTAGAACATCCGACATTAAATGTGATTGACACTATTGCCTCAAATGCACCTTGCGGCAAATTCTTCCCGTTTGCCCAGTCATTAACACATTTCTCTGCAACCTTAATGTCATTTACCCAACGTTGAGCAATTTCTTCATCTGAATATTTTTTACGTTCAATTTGAAGTCCGCTTAATTCTGTTGAGCCAATACCAACCGTTAGAACATCAGCAGGGCATCTATAAGGCTCACGAGCGCAGCCCTCAGCATTACCAATGATTTCTAGTCCACGTTCACCGGTGCGAATCTCAGTTGAGTGATCGGACATGACAACAGCGATAATCATTGCAACAGAACAAGCCGTTATCTTCTTAACGTGTTTCATTTAACAAGCCCCGCTTTTTCTTTTTCGAGTTTTATTCTCATGCGTTCAACTCTTAACTTATGAAGCTCTTCAAGTCGCACTTTTTCTGCGTTTTTTCTCTCATTTTCTTTCTTCTTGTAATAAGAGTTAACAAGCATAGTAATTACACCAACAGTCAAACTGATAACTGCCAGCCATTCTTGAAGTGAGAGAAGTGCAAAGAAAGCGCCAAACCCTGACCAGATATATGATTGCGTCCCAGCATCTTTCATTTTCATAATCTCCACCCCCTTGCTTTTGGGGCAATAAAAAAGCCCAGTCCGTTAAGACTGAGCTTGTGAATTTGGCGGACAGTGCGGGATTTGAACCTGCGACATACTGGTTAACAGCCAGCCACTCTACCAACTGAGTTAACTGTCCAAAAAAAACACCTAGCGTTGAGGCTAGGTTTTGTTGAATGGGATAAGTAAACGAATCGAACGTTTTTTGGGAGTGTGTAAGCCACACCTGAGCGCCAGCTCTTACCCCTGCGGTGAATCATACTTACACTACGACCACCATTAACTCATACGATATATGAAAACTACACCAGAGTCAATACTTTTTACACGTTAAAAGCAAACTTTTGCAATTTGTCTGCATTTTTGTGATTTTTAAGAGCATAATCAAGAAACTTAGCAATTATCCATTCTGATGAGTCTATGCTTTGATTAATTCTTTTATACCAAGCATTAAATGAAATAGACTTATCTTTTGCGTGTTGAAATTGAGCTATTGAGTAATTGGATAAATTAAATATATATTTAGCCTCGATATACTTATAGTCTTCTGGAGATGGCGTTTTGATACAATGCCCTATAACAGAACTAATCACTAACCCTAGTTCGTCATCACACATCTTTCTATCTTGCTTTGAATTTTTATTCCCATTTGCCTCCAGCATTAGTTTCGCAATAATGTTTGTCTGCCCGTCAAAATCTAAACCATTAAAAGCCCAAGCTCCCCAAGCGTCCAAGTGGTTTTGAATCCATTCTTTTCTTGGTTTTTCTAATAATTTATCGCTCACTTTAAAACCCCTTACGCTTTTCCAACATTCTTGCTTTTTTATTGAAGATTTTTTTAATCCGTCTCAAGTCATCTTTTGAGTAATGTCTTGGTCTTTGGTCCGCTTCTATTTGCTCGACTTTCTCAATACCTAGACGTTCAATTAAACCAATTCTGAATTGATTATAATTTCCTCCGTGATAGCGATTGCACTTTTTACATTGACCGTGAATATTCAATGTGTAAAACCGTAAGTGTGGCGCACTACCTCGACTGCGATAATGCCCAGCATCAAACCCACCGCCTAATTTCTCTGCTATAAGTGGTTTTCCGCATGAAATGCAACACTTATTTCTATCTCTTAGTCGGATGTACTTATTAACTGCACTTTGTGTTTCAGAGAGCAATGTTGTTGTGGTTTTCATTCTCTCTTTAGTTTCTTTAATTCGTTTTTTCTCTTCCTTTTCACGTTTTTTGGCTGCTTTTTCTTTCTCTCTTTCTAATCGCTGTCTTGCTAACTTAACGCCACATTCTGGGCTGCACCATTGCACATTAAAGAAGTTGGTTTGGAATTTTTCGCCACAGATTTTACATTTTCGATTTAGAGGTTTTGTTTTTTTAGTCATCTTCTCTATACTCCACGCCTAAATCTTCTAACCCCAAATATCCACAAGATTTCGTGCGTTGTGCCCCCATAATTCCCACTGCGACAACTCTACCCTCACAGCGAAAACGATCGTCACTCCACTCACCGATAAAAGCACTTACAGGCTCACCATCCCACAAATCAGAAAGCTCACCACCGCATTTAGGGCATTTGTACTCCGTCTTCATAGAAAATCACCCATCAACATGCAGCCCAAAAACAACATTCCTAGTGACACAGTTACAATTAAAAAATCATCCATTATTTCCCCCAAAATCCGTATCTGTCGTTAAATCTAACACCATGACTAATGCCATAAGCTGTTACATACTCAATTAGACTTGCCATACGTTTAACACTCATTTTTGCTGAGCTTTCACGAATGTTTACGAACTCACCCTCTAGACCTGGTACAACATCTGCTTTTTCATTGGTGGCCATCGCATGACCTGAAATAAACAGCACTTTCCATTGCTCCATCGTGAGCTTTCTACCCATGAATTCAAGCTGATTAGCCACTTCTTGGCACATAGCATGGAATTTGGCGTTTTGCTCGAGATTGCGTGTTCTTGGCTTAATATCAATCACTAATGGATTTGTTTCTATCTCATTGCCTTTCTCGTCTTTTACGATTTTTGGTAAAGGTAACGTTTTAATGAATTCAATCGCATTTAACCGCACTTGTTCTGAGCGTAAGAAGAATTGGTTTTTAATTTCCATAGCACCCTACCTCTTTTACAAAATCCAAAGAAACACTACGGGTAACAAAACCTTGCATTGTTGGATCAAACACAGCCACCATTGAACCTTTATTATTGCCTTTTATTTCTTCGCCACTAACAGGGTGTAAGAAGTTAATGCGACCGCCCACAATGTCGATCACTTCGGTGGCGTTATCCTGAATCACCTGATACCACTTTGTAGATTTGTCTGCTGGTAGCAACATCACTACTAAATTACCTTCTTTCATCAATTCCGCTGCACGTTGAACAAAAGGTAATGGATTTGAATAAGGCGGATTGACAAAGAAACGCAAACTTGGTTCTGCAAACTCAATAACTTGTTCAATATGATCAAAGTTCAAAAAGTCCTCAGCAATTGCATTCACACCATCACCAATGTAGTTAGGACAACGTGCGTTATGCTCACTGGCGCAGCCATCAATTAAGAAGTAAAAACGACGATCTAACCAGTTGAAAACATATTTTGGCGTTCTGTAATGGTCTTTGTTGAATTGAATTTCCATATCTTAAAAATCCCCCTTCAATGCTGCTCGTGCTAGTGCAATCCCGTTTAAGTTAATTTTTTTCTGTTCTTCTGGAGAGATAAAGCTAGCTTTTTCTGGTAGTGCTAACGCTAACTCTGGCAATTCTTCACCTCTTGCTAGCTTTTCAGCAGTTGCTTTCAAGAATGATTTTGCATGCTTTCTCAATTCTTCCGCACTCCAACCAAATTCTTTATTTCGACAATACAAGTCAAAGATGAGATATTGTTCAACGTTATTCTTGAATTGAAATTCATGCTGATTATCGAATCCGTGAAAGCGTGAGTACTGCTTGATTCTTTCAAGTAATTCTTCGACCGATGGAATGCCTTTACTCTCTAATTCTCCCTCTTTGCACCACTCGATAAACTGTCCAAGACTTGGCAGAAAAGGGCTTTTTTCTCGCTTGCAACGTTCAATACCGAAAACAAGAACATTCCAGTTTCTAATATTTGCGTTAATGATTTCTTCAATCCAAATCGATTTAAAATTTGCCACAGACTGATCACTTGGCAATGTTTTATGCCATGCCGTACAGATAGCGGTTAATTCATCAAATAATTTATCCATCACCATTACAGCCTGAGGTGTAATCTCGACTTTTGCAGCGCTAGGTATTTGATAGTTTGCTTGTTTGCCAACAAGACCTCGCTTGACAAGTTCTGACGCTGATTTCATTTCGCCACCCCACGTTTTATTGTGATAGTTCGACCAACCGCCCACGCACCAGATTTATCATGAGCATTTACAGCACCAGATGACTTGTTGAATTCAACTTTCAAAGCAAATAATCCAGTCCAAGTATTAGCGATCGACTGTTCTAAAACGGCGGTAGCTTTTTCAGGATCCTTTCCGCTAAATTTTTCTAAGTTTTTCAAGCAAAGCTCAACTGTCTTCTCTGTTTGAATCATTGCGCCTTTCCCCTTGGCTTTTCTCATCCGACAGTAAGCAATCCAAACATCACGATCGACATAATTTGGTAATACAACGTTTTCAGGATTAAATTTCTGAGTACCATGCTCACGTTTGCTCTCTTGTTCAGCAGGTAACGGATCACATAAGGGGGGTATAGGGGGGTTATTATTAATATTTTGTATAGTGTTATTTTGTGTGTCTAAATTTTTGACATGATCTTGTCTAAAATTTTGACCAGTCGTGTCTAAATTTTTGACACGTCTATTTTCTTGACTTGTCAAAATTTTAGACCAGTCAAGAGAGAACACATTAGTGTTGCGAAATCCCTTAGTCTTGATTAAAAGACCTTTTTCAATAAGGCGATCACATCCAGAAATGACAGATTGTTTGCTTAATTTCAAAGCTACCATGAATTGAGATACTGAAATGGCATCCATTTCTTTTTGCCATCCAGTCGTCTTACGAATAACTAATAAAAAACACTTTAATTCTGCTTCTTTCATGTCAGCAATTAACTCATCAACAATCACGTTAGGCACTTGGAAAGAATTTGGAATAAATTTATTATTCATAACATCAACTCCGAAGCGTAACGTGACGCGATATATTCAATCCCCTTGCTTGTTACACGGGTTTGCGTGTAATTGTGACCGTGTTCCGCTGTACCTGTTTTAACGGTAAATAAATCACGTGAATGAGCAGTTTGGTATGGCAACAATGCACCTGACTGGCGATATAAAAGACGATCTTGAATAAGACGCTCGATCATTGCTCGCTCTGGCATTTTTAAGATCTTTGCTACTTCGCGTAATGATTTGCTTGTGCCAACTTCCACGTAGTGATCAACAAAATTAGCTTTGGGTTTTAATTGAGCGTTCTCTAATTGCAGACGTTCGTTTTCTTCCTCAGCTTGAAGAACCATTAACGCTAATTCTTTGCGAGAAAGTGCTGTAGGTTTTTGTTGATTTTCTAACTCTTGCCAGCGGTCAACTATTGCGGCAGTGAATTCGGGGCAGTTTTGAGCGACGACGATAAGGCAATCTCTTTTCTCGAGATGGTATTCGTAGTAAGTCTGTCCGTTCTGTGGATGGGTGTAAGCCATTGGCTGATACCCCCTAATTACGCCCTTTACCATTAATCTTTCGATTGAACGACATAGGTCGCTATGATTTTTATTGATTAATGACGCAATCTCACGACTACTCATCGTAAGTCTTGCTTTTTGTTCTGAAATGTTTAATAATTGGTTCATATCATAATTCCTGTTGTGATTTTGGGTTTAATATGAAACCACCGTTCCAGCGGTGGTTTTTTATTGCCCCAATTCCATCTTTAAACAGATAGCTTGCTCAATTAATTGATTCACTGCCGTTAAGATTTTCTCTCTCTCATTTGGTGATAAATCACGACCAAGCTCAGAATTCTCTTTGATAGATTCCTTAATTTCCTTTCCGACTCTTCCGCTTGTTTCGGCAATGTCTAAAAATCGGGAAAGTATTTCTTGCCCACCACCTTCACACTCTCTGCATTTCGGCATTGGTACGACAATGTGATCGATTTGTGCTGCAATAGCTGAAAGAGTTTTCTTGCTTTGAACGGTGGCGATTAATTCAATCGCTTCGATAAAGCTCAATTGATTCTGTTCGCAATCCACGTTGAGTTTGTTACCAAGAATGTTTGGCGACTTCTCTAACGTGTAGGCAAGAGAAGTAATTCCGCCTGAGCTGTTCTTACAGTCTCGATGTAACAATCTCTGTATCTCTTTGCTATTCATTAAATTTTTTCCTTTTTTCTTGAAGATTGTTTGTTTGTTAGTTGGTAAGTTAACCCCAGACGTCAGGGCGAATATCTGCTTTCTTCACTTCCCCACTGGTTAGGTTTTCGATTTTCTTAGCTAACTCGATAGGGGCTTTTGAATAACCTTTTTCGACTTGGCAAAGAAATGATTTTGAAATGCCTAGCTTTCTAGCAAACTCAGCTTTGAATCCGCGGGGGCGATTTAATAAGTAGTTTTTAAGTTCCATTTCACCTCCGATATTAAAAACTAAATATAGTTTAGCATTTAATAAATACAAAAGTAAATAACATTTAGTGTTTGCTAGTTTAGTTATTGCTAAATATCATTAAAGTGAAAAGGAGTGCTTTATGAGTCTAGATAAAAACGAACTAACGCAAGTAAGAAGAGAAAATCTAAAAAAATGGTTTTCGGATAAGGTCGTACCTGAAAAAGATAGAAGTTATGTATCTCAGTTAATTAGCGGTAAAACCTCGTCATTTGGTGAAAAGGCGGCAAGAAGATTAGAAAGTGAAAATGGAATGCCACCGTTTTACCTAGATATAAAACAAGGTAGTATTGAATCTAACGTAAAAGAGATTGGTTCATTTGATTTATGGGATCGAAATACCCCACTACATGACGAAGATATCGAAGTACCATTTTTACAAGATATTAGGCTTGCTGCTGGTAATGGATTTGCAGATGACATCATGGACTATAACAATTTTAAATTGCGCTTTTCTAAAGCAACATTGCGTAGACAAGGTGTGCAATATGAAAATGCAGTCTGTGTTGTGGCAGAAGGTGACTCAATGGAACCTGCAATCCCAGATGGAGCAACTGTTGGTGTAGATATGGGGAATAAAGTTATTCGTGATAACAATATCTATGCAATCAATCATGGCGGATTATTGCGCATTAAAATTTTAAACAAAATGCCAAATGAGCAAGTATTGATCAGAAGTTTTAACTCAACATCATACCCAGATGAAATAGTAAACCTAGATGAAATTGTAGTGATTGGGAAAGTATTTTGGTATTCGGTTTTGTTGTAGGTCTTCTGGTGGTCTGTGCTTTGTGATTAATAGATGGTACTTGTAGCCAGCAATTGAATGTTATTGGATAGTGGAATGGATAAAGTAGAACTTATTAGAGACAGAATGAACATGGGGATCACTCGTCCTTTTATTTGTTTAACAGAACAAGGGCAATGGTTTGTTACAAAAACAACTGCCATGATGCCACTATCACAATTATTGGCAGAAGTGATTGGCTCAATACTTGCTGCTGAAATGGGATTACCTTGCCCAAAGTGTGACTTTATCAATATTCCGTCAAATGCAGTCTTATTTGCATCCCCTGATTGGAAAGCTGATTTACCAACTGGTACTGCCTTTGCTTCTACTTATATAAAGTGTTCAAAAGTGGCAAAAACAGCACAAGCTAAAAATCCAGAATACTTGCCAGAGCAAATGCAGAAATTGCTTTACATGTTTGATCATTGGATTTTAAATTCTGATAGAACGGCTTCACAAGTCGGAACAGGAAACATCAATTTACTTTTTGATGAACAGCAACAAAAAATTCTTGTGATAGATCATAATCTCGCCTTTGATGAACAGGCTGATTTTGCAGAACATATATTTGCACCAAAGAATAGAGATTGGCAACTAGATTGGATAGATAAACAAAATTTTACTGATAAGGCTATTGACATACTCAAAAATTTTGATCATATTTACCAATCCATCCCTGATGATTGGTTCTCAACAGATGATAAATTTCTTGAGATGGAAAACGAAATCGATAGAATAAAAATGCTTTTAAACCAAATTACTCAACCAAACTACTGGGACAACATAGAATGAAACAACCTATTTTATACAGCTTTGTGCGGTTTCGCCCGTACTTTGAAACAGGCGAATTCGTCAATGTTGGCTTATTGATGTGCGAACCGGAAAAAAGAAAATTAACTTATCGTCTTGTTGCAAAAAACAGCAAACGTGTTAATGATTTTTTCTATAAAAGCAAAATATTTGAAACAATCCGTGAAACAATCAACGAAGAGTTAGAGTACATTGTTAACCAATCTTTTAATGGTAGCACACAAGAAATGGCAACCTTTTTCCATCATTATGTAGATGTAAAAGAAGGTATTATTCAGTATAGTAACGCAGCAGTTGGAATGGTAGAAAACCCACAGGATTACTTTGACAATTTATATGATCAGTTTATTCAAAACGCTGGAGTGAAAACAGAAAATCAAGAAAATGAAATGATTAAATACTATCGAATCATTTTTAAAGAGCATCAAAATAAAATTCTTTCTAATTATAAACAACATCTGGTACAAGGGAAAATGGCAAAATTCGCTCTCCCTCTTGCATTAAAAAGCACAAACAGCGAACGCATTCTTAAAGGCATTAAACCATTAGCATTTGATCAGGTTGAAACATCCAGTATGATAGAGCATTGCGATGCTTGGGTGGCTAAAATCAACCGTGCCGCAGAAGAGGGGTTGCTTGCTAAACAAGACATTTTGTTTATGCTTGACACGGCAGATACAAAATCTAAAGCTAATATTCTCACTACGATCAAAAAGACATTTGATAGATTTAACATTCAGCATACAGGCTGGCAAGATGAAAAAAATATTCTTCACTTTGCTACTAATATTAAAACATTTTAATTCATTAAAACCGCCACATTGGCGGTTTTTCTTTACCCTAAATTCATTAGCTAATCAAATTGCCCAATTTTTGATTCACTAACCCTTTTGTGCTTTGTTTTTGAAGCACTACCCCCCCCCTCTTTTTCTGTGACATACCTCACAAATTCAGCAATTAATCAAAAAATTTAAAAAATATTTTTCTTTGAAAATCAACTTTTTACTAAACAAATATCAAAAACACACTAAATTTTACTAAATAAACACTTTACTAAATATTTAGTATTTGCTAAATTACATCCAACAAAACGAGATAGCAGTTAAATCTCAATGTTCTTTAAAAATCTATATATCACAAGTTAATCAAATATAGCCTTATTGATTAAGCTGTTTGTGATTGCGACACAATTTGGTTAAGTGGAATTGAGTTACTTGATTATGACTCCCACGTGCTAGCGACATAAATCAAGACTTATTTTAAAGCGCATTCAAACAAGTAAGTGTGCTTTCAAATGAGAGAGAAAGGAGCAAACGATATGAAAGTATCAAAAATGCTAAAACAAGCAAAACGTCTTAGAGAAAGACAAAAGCAATTATGCAGTAAAAAGCAGTCTAATCGCGTTAATGCGGCTTTAATAGATGTTCCCGTTAAGGCTAAAAAGTTAACGGATATTGCGAATTATAACTGTAACAAAGGGCAATCAAGCGTTAATACGGTAAGAGCTGTACAGAAACGCAGATTGAGTTGTAGAGAATTGGTTTAATCACTCCCCTTGTAGCTTGGGCAAGGTAAAAAAGCCAAGCGTTAAATAATAACGACTGGGTAAGCAAGAGGATATGCTAAGGAATTTTAAATTCCCGAGTATGTGGGTTCGAGTCCCACCCTAGTCGCCTTTAATAAAGCATATTTAACTAGGTTGATAGTTCGAACCTCTCCAGTATTGGCAAATGAACTAGAAAAAGACAGAGGGTAATAAAATGAAAATCGAATTTAACTTTTCACTCAAAATCGACGACCAGGAAACCTTAACTCGCAAAGTGAAATTTGACTCAAACAACAAACGTGCAGAAATTCTAGCTGTTCAAATTATCAAGCAGTTAGAAAATTCGAAGTTAGATGCAGAATTTGATCATATCTACGATTATAGAAAAGGCAGTGCTACCTAGCCCAATTTTGACGGATATATTCACTATTGCCGTTTAGCAAGTTTTGCCAAGCTGCATTATTCATCTCTGCGACAAACACGCTATCGTTGCGATCAATATAATGCAAAAGCTCATCTCTGATTTGCTCTGAGGATTTATTTGATTTGATGTACCAAACAGATTGATGAATTTTAGCCCATACGGAATAGCTTTTGATATAACTAATCAACCCATCATAATTTTGACCCGATTTATATAAGTCGTAAGAAATTAGATAGTTTTTCATAAGGTTCTCCTTGATTAAATTGTAGTCGCAGAGAACAGTTTACTCCTCGATGTAGTCGCATACAAGAGGCGAGCTTGCCCCTCGTTAAAAGGGCATTGACACCACCGCAACTATCGGATTAAGATAACCGCACTTCAAGCCGTATTTTACGGCTTTTTTATTACAAGGATTTTAAAAATGGCATTGAAATATCAACCTAAAGAAAAAGCCGTTGTAATGTGCGATTTCTCAGGGTTTATTGCCCCTGAAATGGTAAAAACTCGCCCTGTTGTCGTTATATCAAAGCACAAGAAAAATAGCGAATTGGTTACCATTGTGCCATTAAGTACTACCAAACCTGAGCCATTAGAACCCTATCACTACCCAATGCCTAATAACCCGTTACCTGATAAAAGCAATATCCAATGTTGGGCTAAGTGCGATATGGTTTATACAGTATCATTGTCAAGATTAGATCGTTATAAGCTAAAAAAACGTGAATATGTCGTGCCAGTGATCAGTGATGAAGATTTTACAAATATCAAAAAAGCAGTTGCTAAAGCCTTAAAGTTAAGTTAAATTAATAATGAACCCGAAAGGGGCTTGTAAAACCAAGCTGAAAAATGTTTGGTCGATTAAGCAAAGCGATAACAAGCTAACTTAATCGTGAAGTGGGGAGCTAAAAGGCTCCCCTTTGTTTTATCTAGTATTGACACCACCGCCCCTTTCGGCTAAGATAACCGCACTACAAGCCGTTTAATAACGGCTTTTTTTGTGTCTAAAATTTGAGGTGGGTTATGGTTGCTGAAGCACATTACACAATAGATAAAAATATGAAACTACTAATCGAAATTGATAATAGCGAGCCATTGCAGCTATCAGTTTTTTGTCAAAGTATGGAAGGTATTGCCGCAGAATATCGCCAATTTATACAAGACAACAAAATTGATATTGAACCCTGTGAACAGCATATCTATGTAGAAAAAATCACACAAGGCTGCTTCCTTATTGAGCTTGCAGCACTAGTATCAAGCACATATTCACTTATTGAGCAAGCAAATGCAATTCTTGAATTTGGAGGGCACTTGAAAAATATTTTAGATTGGGCAATGAATAGAGGCGAAAAGCCTGAACGCCTTACTGCGAATATGTTGAAAAATGCCAATAACATTTTAGAGCCTATCGCAATCGATCCTAAAGCACAATTCAATTTACAAGTTTCTAATAATCAAGGCGATGTACATATACATCTACACGCAGACAATGCACTTGCAGGATTGGCACAAAACAATATTAACCGAGAATTAAAACTACTCAAAGAGCGAGAAGAAAACACTTTACAAAACACGACACTATACTGGTCATCCACCGCAGATGCTCAAAGCAAAGCACACGATAGAGCTATTATTCCTGCAGTATCACAAAAGCCTGTACGAGTAAAATTTGAAGACAAGACACTCAAAGAAAAAATGATATTAAATGAAGAATACCCGTACCATAAAATTTTCTTAGTTGATGTTTTAGTTGAATATATTGATGAAGAGCCAGTCATCTACAAAATATTAAAATTAAACAATTCAATGAACAAAATCTAATTTGACAAACCACCGCCCTTTGATTTAGGATATACCCACTTTCAACAGAAAGTCGGGAATTGGCGTTCCTGAATGTACAGAGCGGTGAAGAATAACAGTCGCTCAAAGCGGCTTTTTTTTATAGCCGAAAATCAGCAAATCTACCTTTTTGACAAATTTGTCAAAAACCTTTTAGATAAATTTATCTAAAAGTCCAATGGTGGGCTGGTTGGGAGATCGAAAGATCGCCGTTACTCTGTACACGGTACGCCAATCCTGATCAGTTCACCACCAACAAATTGGCGTTTGTTCGTGGTGAGTTTCAAAAACTTAGTACAGAGAACAACACTATGACAAATTCAAACTTAATTCCTGTTTTCAACGGAACTATTCAAAATACTCAAATTCAACTTTGCAATGCACGTGAATTACACGCATTTGTGGAAAGCAAACGTGAATATGCAACGTGGATCAAAGATCGCATAACCGACTACGGCTTCATTGAAAACGAAGACTACATCATCGTAACCGAACGCACCAATGGCAGACCTCGCAAGGAATACCACATTACTCTCGATATGGGCAAAGAACTCGGAATGGTCGAACGTAACGAAAAAGGCAGACAAATCCGTAAGCACTTTATCGAAATTGAAAAACGAGCCAAGCAACCACAACAACTCACTTTGCCTGAACCTGATTACAATTTAACAGCCATTCAAAACAGCGAAGAAACGCTCGCTTTAATTATCCAGTTGTATAGCTACTGTTTCCAAGCACACGAAATGCAAGAAAAGTTGCAGAATACAAGTATTGCCAAGTTAATGGAAAACCAAATTGGCGGGCAGTATCTCTACAACTTCAAACATCCTTTAGAACAGGTTATGGCGAAAGCGAAGAAATACGTTCACTCTAACACCGAACGCTTAGCACTCGTTAAAGCCGTAAACAACCTACTCAATTAAAACTCACTGAAAACCGACCGCACTTTATCGTGTGGCGGTTTTCTGCACCCAAAATTCAGCATTATCCAAGTAATTTATTCTTTTCAATCCATTGTTTAATTACAGGAAAGAAATACAAGCAACAACGAACGAAAAGAATAATTGAACAAATTTTCGCAATATAGCCCAATTGTGCAGCAGTGAGTGTTATGCCAAAGAAAATAAAGAGTTGTTGTTCACCCAAAATTAAAAAATTAAGGGAAATTACCACCGCAATAAGCACATAGTTAATGATTGCAGAACAATATTTCATATATTCACCAATGAGGATTAAGACAATGAAAAAACAAATTAAATCTATATTAGTTACTTTTAAAAAGAAAGAGCCAATCATTATTTTAACCTTTCTGTTGATTGCACTTTTTACATTGTTTTGTTAAGCCAGTAAAAGGAAACGATTATGAAACACATCAATATATGGGATCTAACGGGCGCATTCATTCTTGCGCTTATTCTTGGTATTGGTTGTCATCCAGTATCAGCAAACGAACAAGAAACAGATTATTACAATCACTATCTAAGCGAACAGATTAGCAAAGAACGACTTGCAAAAATGGAACGTGAAGCGAAAGCTGAATGGGCGCAGGAATACGGTGATATCCCCCCAAACTTAGCGAGCGAACAACTGATTTATCTCAAGGTTTACGCACTTAAAGAACAGGAGCGAAGAAATGGCACGCGTCAGAAAGAAAGGCGATAAAACGCTCTCCTACTCTATCGAACCCCATCCAAAAGAACTGGGGTTTGTTGTTATTGAGCGTATTGGCAAAAACCAAGAAAACAAAACAGGCTGGCAGCGCAATTTTGCTAGTGAGTGTTTATGTAAAACAGCAATAAAACAACGGCAGAAAAGCAGAGAGGAGTTTTTAAACGCCTCATGTAAGCCAGCAAGACAATTTTACATTTGACGGATTGAGCAGATGAAAATAACAGATTCACAATTAGCAAGAGCGGTCGATATGCGAGATGTTGCAATACTTGATGAAATATGCGATCGCGAAACATTAGAAGAACAGCAAATAGCGCACTTTGAAGATCAAGTAAAACTTGGTAACACTTGCGAATTTTATTGCTTAACCGAGCAATTGTCCAGTGATGATAATTTTTGGTTAGCAATCGGAAGTGGTTCTGATTATCTCAAGATTAGAGATGAATATATTAAGCGTATTGTTGTTGAAGATAAATACTATCAGAAAGAGGATTATTAAAATGGCACAAGTTGCAACACAACAAAATAAATTACCTAGCGTAAAAGATTTTTTCGAAAAGCCAGCAGTTAAGCAAAAAATCCAAGAATTACTTAATAAAAACGCCGCGGCATTTTCGACTAGCGTTCTTCAGATTGTGAATAGCAATTCTTTATTAAAAGATGCCGACCCAATGACGATTTTTAACGCCGCTTGCATGGCGGCAACGCTAAATTTACCACTTCAAAATGGTCTAGGGTTTGCCTATATCGTTCCATACAAAAACAATAAAACGAAGAAATACGAAGCACAATTTCAGATTGGCTATAAAGGTTTGATTCAACTTGCACAGCGTTCAGGACAATTTAAACGATTTGTTGCAGTACCTATCTATAAAGAACAGCTTATTGCAGAAGATCCAATTAATGGTTATGAGTTTGACTGGAGCAAAAAGCCAGCAAATGGTGAAGTTCCAATTGGTTATTATGCTTATTTCAAGCTGTTGAATGAGTTTACTGCCGAAATTTATATGACGACTGAAGAAGTCAATGAACATGCTAAGCGGTATAGTCAAACTTACCGAACATACTTGCAGAAGAAAGAGCAAGGGCAATGGGCGACAAGCGTTTGGGCGGATAACTTTGAAGCCATGGCACTAAAAACAGTTATGAAGTTATTGCTATCAAAACAAGCCCCTTTATCTGTCGAAATTCAAAAGGCAGTATTGGCAGATCAAGCCGTTGTTAAAGATGTCGAAAAAGGCGAATTTAACTATGTAGATAATGCCAATATCCAAGATGCAGAATTCACAGATTTAAAAGTCAGCAATGAACAGTTTGAGCAATGTAAGCAAAACATCATTAACGGTGAAACAACATTACAAGAATTGTGCGATGCAGGGTTTGATTTCTCATCCGCACAGTATGACGAATTGGAGCAAATAGAAAATGAACGAAACGGAAATGTACAATCTTAAAGTTAGATGTTCAATGCTCCACCGCTTGATTGGCGAGCCTAAAACAAAGGCTGATAAAGAAGCTGGTAAAATCACAGAAACAGCAAAAAGTGCGGTGCGTGAGATTGTGAAGTTCGATCTGTTTGGTTATGAATCCTTTGAGGGTAATAAATACACTCAAAAAGGGAACAACCTTGAAGATCAGGCAATCAAGCTAAGTGGACTAAGACGAGGTTTACCGCTTAAAAAGAACACCGAACGAAGAGAGAATGACTTAATTACGGGGGAATGTGATGTTTACATTCCCTCTCGTCGTTTAATCATTGATACAAAATGTTCTTGGGATATTGGCTCACACCCTTTTTTCATTGATGAAGCCGAAGACAAAGCCAAAAAAGCCGGCTACGACATTCAAATGCAAGGTTATATGTGGCTGTGGGACTGTGAAGAAGCACAAATAGACTTCATTCTACTTCCCACTCCATTAGACCTAATTAAGAGCTATGAGAATGCAGAAAAATTTGTTGATTTAGTTGAACAAATACCGCAGCAGAAACGCATTACAACGGTTGTGGTAAAGCGTGATGAAAAGGTTATTGAAAGAATAAAAGAACGCATTCCAAAAGCTCAAGCTTATTATCAACAACTTATTCAGGAGGCTATGTAATGGCTGGAGTAAATAAAGTAATCATTGTGGGCAATTTAGGAAATGATCCTGAAATTCGCACAATGCCAAATGGCGACCCTGTTGCAAAAATCAGCGTCGCAACCAGTGAAAGCTGGATC